CACCGCCTCCCTGCTTGGAAGCAGAAACTAACTCGGAAGAAATAGCAGAGCCACCCGTTACAGCGCTCGCAGCTTTGAATACGCTCGTCGCGTCGTCAGCTTCATTGCGGTTCAGATTGTAGGACGGAATAGCAGCGCCAGTTGTCGTGGTCGCCGCCCCTTCGATTAGTTCCGCGAATACCGTTTGTTCGGTAGTGACAATCTCATAGCCTTCAATCTGAAGACCGCCTGTGCCAACTTCGACACTGAACAATGCCGTCCCAGCGCCAGCAAGCGAGAACTGTTGAGCAACCAAATATAGATACCCAGCGCGAGCGTAGGCCTCGGGGCTCGCAGAGGGTTCTTGATTTTGTATAACTGCGACTTGCGCGTCCGCTGATTGCCCGACGACGATTGTGCTGGCTGTGCCAACCGTATAACCATTCGCGGTAATGGGTTTGCTTGGCATTACTGAACCTCGTCTGCGTAAACGGAATCAGGATTCTCCGGGTCGATTTGCGATACCGGCTGAAGTTGTGTAGAGGGTAGCCCGGTGTGATCCATAGCAGGCAGTCCTAGTGCCTCAAGCACTTGGCTCGGCTGGTATCCCGCGATCACTAACTGTTGAGCCGCTTGAACCCTAGCTTTGAGTGCTGTGACCTCGGAGTCGTCGATGTTTACGTTTGCTAATGGCACGCGCACCTTGTTAGCAACATCGGTCTCCATCGGTGTCAGGTCTTCTAAGCGCCGGACGTCGTTAATGGTCAGGAAGCCGGATTGAAGCCCTGTCGCGTAAGCGCTCATGCGGGCCTGGATGTCTGCGCGTAGCAAGCCATCAAGATTGAACTTGATGAACGCTTCCGCTCCTCGCGGTGATCTAGACAGCAACGGGGAGATAGCACCCTCGATTTTTTGGATAATTGGCCGTAGACCGTGAGTCACCCAAGCGAGGTTAGTTTGTTCCACCGAAGCGTAAGAGTTTGTTCCAGGCAGGCCCAGCAAGTGCGGAGGTACATTGAACGCTCTCGCAACATCTTCGACGGCCATGTGTCGCGCCTCAAGCGCTTGCGATTTCTCCGGGTCGATTTGGGTTTGCTTGAATGTAGCGCCACCGCTTAGAACACCTGTTCGATGTCCCTTACGCCATCCCCTGTGTCGGGCGTCGAATCCCGAAGCAAGTTGTTGTGCTTGATCGGCGGTTAGGTTGCCGGGGAACTCAATAATCCCCGATAAGTTCGTGCCCTGCCCGAAGAACGTCGCTGCGAACCGCTCAAGAGCAAGAGCAAGCCCGAAGTTCTCTTTCAAGGCTTTGACTCTAGATTCTCCGCGGACGTGCCCTGGGCGGACTACGTCAGGAATGAAGACAATGTCTTCTGCGGTGAGCGGCTGATCCTCGCCCTCGACGGTAAATAGCAACCGTCCAACACCGCTACGTTTCACATCGACGTGAAGCGGATTGAGAACTGTGAGATTGACGACCTGCCCGCGACGATTGCTGAACACACGAATGAAAGCGTTGCCGTCGAGTAACAACGACACGATAAGGGAGTTGTAGAACGCCTCTCGCGGGAGGTCGACATCTGGTTTATCTACCCACGCTGGGCGCGGACGATAGGGAATACGGGTTTCCCCGTCTCGGGTGTAAGTGTCTAATGGCAGAGTGGAGATTGTATCTGCGATCAGTGACACCGCTGAGAATATCGCATTGACTTGGAATACTGATTTCTCGTCAATCTTGGTTGCCGATAGATTACCAAAAGCGATGTCGTCGCTCGCCTCGAAGACCGTCTGGTAGTCGATGGCGCGTTGCTCAAAAAGTCGATTGAAGACCATTACTGTCCTAACGCGAAGCCGATTAGAATTGCGAAGCATCCTCCCACGATCAGCCCTGCGGGAATCGCGATTAGCGCTGCACCAGCGGTTATTGCCACTGCTCCTGCTATTTGTATTGAGGTAGCCATGTCACCTATCCGTAAATTTGTGGAACCGTTATCCGTAAAATTGTGGAACCACTTCTTCTATTCTACCGACTGTTGCTCTGTCATAGGCTATTACAGCAGCTACCGCTGCGTCTATCTTGCGCGGTGAGTTGCGTTTCTCTTTGACAATCCTCGGGCCAAGCGCATCCACTTTGGTAATTGCGTTCTCTAGGTGCCGGGCGAGAGTCGGGTCGTTGTCTTGAATAAGACGCTCCTCCACCACCGCGTCGTAGAACTTCGCACAAGCAGGAACCATGCGCCGAGCGCTAGTAGAAGGCCATTCCACAATCGGCAAGCCCATGTTCTCTAGGACTTCCATTGACCGTTGCCACCGGAACGGGTCGCAAGCAATTTCCCGCACGTTTGGATGCTTCCCGCAGAAGTCGATGATTGTTTGCTCTACGTCTTGAATATCCACGCGCCAGTCGTCGTCGTCCTGATCTTGCTTCTCCCAGGCTTTGACCATGAACACCTTGGGTTTCTCATCTTCTTTGGGAATTGTGCAACCGACAATGACAGACGCGTCCCCCGAGAATGAGCCATCGAAGCCAAGGATAATTTCGTCTTCCGGTGATATCTCAATATCAGCAGCGCATTGCTCCCAAGAGCCAGTCGGTAGCCACGCTATCTGACTAGACACCCACTGGTTACAGCGCTTGGTTCTGAACTCTGCTTCAGGCGTTCGGCGCACAGCGCTCTTGAAGTCCCCCAAGTCGTTAAGATCAGCGAAGCCAGGATTAGCTTCAGCCCAAGTTTGTTCCGCTTTGTGGTCACCGTCACTCTCCCACCAAGCCATGAAGAAAGAGTCGTCTTCTACCTCGCCGCGCACAATCGACTTGCCATAGTTGTACAAACTGTAAGCAATCGAGTCACGCCCAGTGTTATCGGCTTTGGTTCCTGCTGTGGTGATCGCCACGAGACTGGCCAGTCCACCGCGAGCGCCCATTGCCAAAGACATTACATCAAAGAGTTCCCGGTTCGGCTGAGCGTGCAACTCGTCGAACAAAACAAAGTGCGGGTTCAGGCCCTCCTTCGAGTAGGCCTCAGCAGATAGCACGCGGTAGATGCTGTTCTTCTCTGGGACGTGTATAGCATTGCGGTATATCTTGGTCATGCCGGATAGTTCCTCGCTCGCCTCGACCATCCTCACAGCGTCAGCGAACACAATACGAGCTTGTTCGGTTTCCGCGGCCACTGAGTAAACTTCCCCACCGTCTGGGCCGACGATCAGTGAGTAGAGCGCCAGGATAGAACCTAGAGCAGACTTGCCATTCTTTCTCGGCATCCCTACCAGGTTAATCCTGTGGCGGAGCCCGCCATCTTCGTAAGCGAACAGATGGTTTACTAGCTCTTGTTGCCAGGGTCGGAGCTCTAGAGTTTGCCCTGCTTTCCCAGCAACAGAGTCTTTGGTGATTAGGCCGAACGCATTAGCGAATTCGCTAACGTAGGCACCCTTACTCAGTTGTAGGGCTTGCTCCGGCACTGGAGTCAGCCACTTCGGTGGCCATGGCTCCGTGGGTGTTGGCTCGGGCAATCAAGTCCTCCAGTTTACTTCTTGCCTTGACTCGGGCAATACCCAGTCTAGTTCTATCGGTAGGCGTGAAGCCTAGCAACGACAAGTTCTCCTTGATTAAGTTTGACAGCCTATCGACTCGGCGGCCCATTGCTAGGTCGTCGGTGTTCATTGCTTTGATCCTCAAGTTCCAACGCTCGTCTACCATCTCGCAGGTCATGAGCAAGATTTCCGCATCTGCGTCTGGACTAATCCAGTCTGCTCCCATACGCCAAACCCTGTCCCAAAGTTCCCGCCCAGGCTTAAGCAAGGGTCGATGAGGCTCTGGCGTAATCTCAGCCCTCGGTAGCTCCTGGAGTGCGGTGTCTTCCGGCAGGGCTCTCTTGCCGGGATTCCCGAGCATTTTCTTCTGCTCAATAGGCTTCGGCGGTCTTCCGCGCTGCGCCATTAGAACAACCTCTTAGTCCAAGTCTGTGGTGTCTTGTCGGTCACCAACTCTACCGGCAGGTGGTAGTTGAACTCTTTTACGCCTTGATCCTTAATCCACTGGACAAGTTGTACGAGACCGTCTTGGAGCTTCGTCGAAGTATTGTAGTTCAGCAATGACCGGGCCTTATTGCTAGAACACAATGCGACAGGAACTTCTTGAGGCCTCCCGGGTGTGTATATGGGATCAAGCTCGAAGTCGATAATCTCCGCTAAGCGTTCGGACAGTTCGTTGATGGTGACGTGTTCTTCGTCTGGCCCAATGTTGATTACCTGGCCGATGGCGCGTTCGCTTTGACAGGCTACCCAAAGGGGTCCTACGACGTCGTCGATGAAAGAGAAGCATCGCTGTTGGGAGCCGTCCCCGTAGATGATCGGTTGTTGCCCACTGAGCATCCGGTTGCTCATGATGGACGCTACGTTGCGGAATGGATCATTATATTTTTGGCGTGGGCCAATAATGTTGTGAGGAACGAGGATTACCCAGTCGAGCCCGTGTACGTCGCAAAGGTTCTTCGTGAGGTTCTCCGCGGAGACTTTGGCGATACCGTAGGGGTCTTGTGGGCGCGTTTCCCAGGTCTCGTCAAACAGCGCTCCGCCGTGATCCCCGTAGCGTGCCATCGAGGACAGGTAGATGAACTTCTTTGCGCCGACAGCAATAGCAGCCGTAACTGTGTTTACGGTGGCTTGAACAGTGTTCCGGGTAATAAGGCTGGGCGAGAATACTGACAAGCCCTCATATGCTGTACAGGCAGCGTGAACTACAAGATCAGCACCCTGCATGATGTCGGTCAGCATTTCTACTTCCTCGGCAAGGTCTTCTATATAGAACTCCACACCGTCCGGCACGTTGTCTAAGTAACCGCCGATTAGGTTGTCGATACCAATAACGCGGTAGCCCTCAGCGAGGAACTTGTCCGCCAGGTGGGAACCGAGGAATCCGGCCACGCCAGTAATAACTACAGTGGGCATTAGTCAATCTCCTTCACGGGATATTTTTTGTTCAATCCTGACCGGAGCGCTATGTGAGAACGTTCGGGCCAGCCTTTCTTCTTCTTGAACATTAGCAACCCCGGATACTTGTCTACCAGATATTGCGCTTCGGTGATTTTGCCTGCCATGCGCTCCTCTATAGTTCCCAGGCCTCCGTTTCCCCATCGCACGAAGTCCGGGAGTATCCAACGATTAACTGCCACGCCGCCCAACTCTGCGATGTTTTGTGCGGTAAATCCGTAGTCGTCCATGAAGTTCACGTTTGGATCGAAGCGTAAGTGCGTCTTCCTTAAGAGCCATGCCCTGCCGTCCGCTAGAACTTGATAGCCCCACTTCTTGGCCCGGAACATTGGATTCTCATATGCGGTAAAGCCCATCAGGTTAATATTGCGCGATTCGAGTTTCGGGATGAGTGCCTGGGCGCGGTGGATTAGTTGAGCGGTGCTGATCGGCGTGCGGAACCGGGTTCGATATTCGCCTTGGTTCTCGAAACTAATCGGTAGTCTTTCGTTCGGTTCACTTTCGTAGGTGTCGAGTTCGTAGCACTGCTTCATGTCATCGACTAAGAACATCGCCCACTCACCCTCCGCCATACGTTCGAGCGCACCGTTACGGCTGTTTCCTAATCCGACGGGATGGCCTGTCAGTTCCAAGCGTTCAGGGTTTACGCGACCACCCCGCAATAATGCTTCGGCTCGACTAGCGCCCGAAACTAGAACCGTGTGCTCAACGCCATCCGCTTCGAGCATGAGCGGCGTAGTCATTGAGTCAGCTCGATCATGGGCAAACACAAAGGTCTTCATCATTGTCCCGGTAGGTCTCGGAGATTCTAAAAAATTATTTTCGCATAGGCATTCGCCTAATTGACAATACGGGTGTCTCCGTTTGATCGGCCTGTTTTGATTTTCTCTTTCAAGGATTCGGCGGTGTCCTGGCTCATGGTGGCTTCTCGTTCTTTCCGCCGCTTCCGGGCTTCACCAATCTCGACAGCATAGGTGTGGCAGTCTTTCATGCCTCTCTTAGCGTAAAAGACGATTGAGTAGCGGTAACCGTCTTTCTGTCGGACGCTCATTGGTGTGACGCCGTGAACGTAGGCGTAGCCATTGAACCAGAGTGCCCAGCCGTCCCGACAGTTGATGGTGATATCGAACTCAGGCATGTGGAGGTGTCCGCCGTCCATTCCCCGTCGGAGCACTGGCATTGCTGACCAGGTATCAAAGTTTGAGCCGTCGCGGTGGTAGGGCAACGCAGAGGACTGGTTAATGACACCGGAAGTCCATAGCGCGTCTTCGGTCATGCGCCATTCAGGTAGGACTGCCTCGATGGATTGGTGGTCGTGTTCGTACACTTCGGGCAGCTGCTCCCGGAGGTATTCGCCCAAGGTTTCTGCCGTAGCGTTCAAAGTGATTTGGGCTTCAGGATTCTCGTAGGACATTGAGGTCGGTGTGCACGCTTCGCGCTGAAGCACTGCTGATCGCGTTGTGAAGCCGAAGACCCTGGAGGTGTTCCGGGTGCCGGAGGCCCGGAGTGTGGTCGAGTATTCTGTGCCCAAGACTGCTTTGCGAAGATCAGTGGTGGCTTCTGGGTAGGGTGCGTAAACCAGGATTGCTTCGCCGGTGGCGCGGTCTCGGTAGATACCTGCCTCGTTCACATTGGGCTCTAGGTTCTTGACTGGCTCGCCCACCACTTTGTCTGCTTCGGGCTTGGTAAGAACTCGGTCAATCTCGAACTCCGGCAATCTTGTCATTTCAAAGCGTCCTCTACAAGTTTCTGAACAGTAGTGGCGTTGTCCTCTAGCCCAAACCGTTCCGCAAGGGTATCGAGCGCCTCTACCATTTTCGCATACTCCTCTTGGGCGTAATAGAGAACGATTCCTCGAGTGGCGCGGTTCATGTAACGCTCTAAGAACTCGTCGTAAGTGCTGTCCTTCTTTACTTTGGTTTCCTTGCCATCCGCGTCGTTGTTTGACTGCTTACCGAGTCCGCCATCCACTGTTGTGGCCGGTGCGGTGATCGCGTGCTCATCGGCCAACGCTCGGAAGTCTTCAATATCAACTTCGGAGAAACCAACAGTTGCCAAGTCAGTTGGATCAAGAGTGTCAAAGGCTAGGACAAGTTCCTCTACGTTCCACTCGCCAAGCTGCCCAATACGGTTGTCGGCAATCGAGTAAGCCACAGCTGTCTCATCGTCATCATCTACCCAGACAACGGCAATCTCGTCCCAGCCAAGTTCCGCGGCTGCTTGGTACTGGTGGTTACCGGCAATAATCTCCTTAGACTTCCGGTGCGCTACCAAAGGTTTCCTCTGGCCGAAGCGTTCGTATGATTTCCTGATCGCTTCAACATCACCGATACGCGGGTTGCTTCCCGCTAGTTTCAGTTCCGACATCTTTACTGCCAACGGTTGCAGGTCTTCAACAATCATGCTTCTCCTTAGATATGCCAGGGAATGTCCCCTTGCAAGAGTCTAATACCGGATTTAATCAAAAAAGTTGATTTTCGCGGTAACGCGCGCGCGCCTGGAACTGGGGGTTCCCCCTCTCTCC